GTAGCACCATCATTAGAACTTACAAATTCAACTACTGGATTACCATTGAAAGTTGTCTTTAAAATTTCAGTTCCTCTTGCATCCGATACTTCAAATTCATTACCATAACCAAATTCTAAATTTTCTTTAGTTAATTTTAATCTATCAACTATTACTCTTAATCTCATTTATTTCTCCTCCTTTTCTTTTATATTTTTTAATTTTAATGAGATATTAATTTGCTTTAATTTAGCTTCAATATTTTTTTCTCTTAATTGATTTTCATTTTCATCTTTTTCCACATGCGTATCTTGTTCTATACTTGTACTATTAGTTTCTATTAAGTTTTTAAGATACTCAGGTACATTTTTATAACCCTTGAATAGAGAACTTGATACACTTGCAACAGCTTTCTTTTCTTCATCAACTAAAATAACATCAAAGTATTTATCCATTTCTTTTGCACTAAACCAAGTTTCATCATTAATCAATGCTTGTATTGTTTCTTCATCTACTTTTGATTTAGTCATATACATTGGCATCATAACTGACTCCTCAATTTTGTTTAATGCATCAATAGTTTTTTGCATTTCATTTGCATTTCCAAAAGCTATTGACATTGGTTTATGAACCATCACGATTGAGTTTTTATAAAGATAAATGTTATCTGCTACCATCATTAAAAAAGATGCAGCTGAGGCACTTAAACCATCTACATACGAATTAATTACTGTACCTTTATCTTTGACTCTTTTTAACATACTAATCATTGTTGAAGCTGTAAATACATCACCACCTGGTGAATTAATGTAAATATTTAATGTTTGTACATTTCCTAAATTATCTAATTGTTCTTTGAAATCCATTAATCCAACTTCTGTTTGACTTTCAGAACCAGTCCACCAATCAACACTTTTTTCTTGAACAATTTCACCATAGATAAACAAATCTGCTTCAGTTGATGTTATGTTTTTGAATTCATAAAACTTTTTCATGTTTTTCATTATCCATCACCTCCTTTTCCTATATTTAAAGGTGTATTTTCACCTTTATTATTTGAGTATTGTGCACCTACTTGTTCAACTCGTATCATTGAACCATTTACGATTAGACTATCACCACCTTCTTTAGATGGTAAATCTAAATAAGCTCTACCTTCGTTCGGTGTATATAATCCATTACTAATTGCTTGAGTAATACTTTCAATTTGCGTTTTCATATCTGCTCTTAGCAACATACCAATGTTAAATTTAAAAAAGTATCCATCAGCTATTTCTTTATTGCTAAGTAGCTTGTAATTTAGTTCTTCTTCATATTGTTTTAGTATAAATAACAATGTATCAACTAAAAAAGCCAAGTTCTGGTTCTCACTTGAAGAATAACTTGACTTAGAATAATCATTTATTTGTACAGGCTTTATACCAAATGCTGCAGCAATCTGTAACGCACCATATTTTTTTAACTCCATAAACTCATTATCAGCTAATTTTGTATTTAATGGGGTTAAAGTTGCTCCAAGTGGAACAGGAATTAATCCTTTGCCAACTTTTACATTGCCTTTTGCATAATTTTCTATATTTTGAAGAAACTTCTTTGTGTTTTCATCATTTAAGCTACCAGTATATTGAACAACTGCTTTTGAAGTAAAGCCATTATCAAATAAAGCATTTTGTATACGTTGAGCTTTTTGATTTCCTTCAATAGTCGATTGTAGCATTTCCCTTACGCTATAGCCTTTAATACCATTTGATGTTATTGATGTTTTAAAATGTAAAACTTGCTCACTAGAAAGAAGATAAGGCTTTTCGGCATTATACACATACCAAACATCTGGAACTTCATTTAATATTTTTCCATCATCGTACCATATTTCTAATTTCGAGTAATCTAATGGTATTAATTGCATTTTGTTTCCATAGCCAGAAATCATAGAAACAGAATTTCCATAATGATTTCTATAATATTCGTTTGTTGACCAAAAAGTTGTAGATGTCATAAACCGATTGGGACGATTACGGACCATATTATAAAGTGGATGATTAGTAGCTTCCACTACACCATCATCTGCTGTCTTTCTTAATAACTTTAAAGGTAGTTTACCAACAGCTTCACTTAATATTTTTAAGCATGCAAAATATGTTGCTTCAGAACGTGAGTCTTTATCAATATCTTTGGATAATCCTAAAAAATCTGCTAATTGATACCACTCACTTTTATCATAACCAACACTATTTTTAATTTTATTAATTTCCCATTTATTAAATATTTTCATTTTTTCTCACCTCAGTTCCATTGCATTGCATCTAAATACTTTTGCAATTCATCATCATAATTTATGTCTTCTTTAAATTTCATATATGCTACATGAGCATCAATACAAGCATCTACAGGGTCTATTCTTTTTGTTCTTGATCTTGGTTCCTTATCAACTTTAATTTCACCAAACGAATTAGCAACAACTTTTGCATTACTAAAGCTCCAACTTAATAATTCATTTGTCTTGTCATATTCAACAATTTCTGACTTAACATTTAACTGCATGTCTGATGTAGCATCATTTAAAATAATGGAACTCCAAAAGACTCTAATTCGCTCAAAAAACCATCAGCATTATGAGGGTCATAACCAATTACTTTTAAATTCAATTGATATTCCACAATTATTTTTTTCAAATGTTCTATTATGAATTTATAATCATTTTTATATTCATTTACACCACCAGTAACACTTATCAAATTTGCTTCTTCCCATAAATCATACGGAGCTAAATCTGTTTCAATATGTTCTTGTAATCTTCCTTTGGGCATAAATGAATGACTATACAAATAAAATTTGTCATTTTCATGAAATTCTAATGCAATTGATGTTAAATCACCGCCACTAGACAAGTCAATGCCACAGAAACACGATTTTCCACGAAAATCTTCAAGTGTTTTATTTTTTCCACACTTTTTCCATTTTTCAATATCTACAAATTGTGAGTCATCATCCCTACACCACAAATTAAGGCATTTTGTTTTATAATCTCTTAGTTCTTGCCCTCCCATATCTTTTGCAGTCTGACAGTCTTGTCGCAATGTTTCAATTCCTTCTTCGGTTGTTGCCAAATAAGGATTTGCTTTAATAAAATTTTTTTCATCAAATATATCATCGCCTTTATCAAGACAATATATATCTGCAAAAAAATCTTCAGCAGTAATTGTACCTTCTAAAATTCCAACAGCATAATTATCAATTGAATAACTAAAACTTTCAGTGCCTATATCAAATCCTCTTGTTGTAATCATACTTATAAGTGTTTCTTTCAAAGAACGTGTTCCATTATATAAAGCTTTATAAACATGATTAGTTTTAATTTGATGTATTTCATCTAAGCTTGTATAAATTGATCTATGTCCATCTTCAAGTCCTGCTTCTTTTGATAAAGCTTCAATTGTACAGTTTGTTGTGTTACATGTAATCAATGACTTATAATCTTTAATTTCAAATAACTCACTCAAATCAGGATCTATTGTAATAAACTTTGTCATTTCTTCCCAAGCAATTCTTGCTTGTCTTCTTTTTGTTGATGCTGTAAATAATTTTCCATAATTATAATTGCCAAATGCCGCTATATACGTTCCGATTATTCCATTTAAGAATGATTTACCCTGTTGACGGGCCATTGACTTATAACTTCTTCTAAATCGTCTATACCCATTTAATTTTTTCCAACCAAATGTGCAACCAACATCAAAAATTTGAAATCCAAGAAGCTTCACTGGTTTAGGTTCTTCACCCTCTGCTATTGTTAAAGTTTCAGCATAATTCAAAACTCTTTCGCTTGCATCAATATCCCAATAATAAGGAAATTCTTCCGTTTTCTGTCTTTCCAAATCATTTAAGTGTCGTTGGCATGCTAATTTGTGAAGATGTCCATTTGGATTTTTTGTTATATCAATATTTCCACTGACAACAGCTCTTGCATATTCTGTAACTCTATCAATTTTTGCCATCAAGCATCACCGAACTTCTCCAAAAATTTATTTTTTTTAGGAGGATCCGTTGATGGTGGCATAACTAACTTGCATCTTGATGTAATACTTAGCCCCAAATCATTTCCGCAAGCACGACATTGTTTAAATGCTTTATCTTGCATAGAAGCCAATTTTTCCATTGCTGAAAAATTTTTGCTTTTAGTTGAATCTTTTAATAACTTGGTATATTTTAAATAAAAGTCTTTGGCTAATAAATATCTTGCTAAAGTATCTTCATCTAATTCAGTAATTATGTTAACAGATAACAACTTCGAAGCAATATCTTCAAATTCCCTCTTTAATTTTGCTGGCAAATATGACGGAGGCGAAATATCTTTTAAATCAACTTTTATTTCAGATTT